CAACTGCCGAAGCCGGAACCGTGCCAGTGGCACATAGGCGAGAAAGCCCACAACTGCCGATGTTGTGCGGCAGACCGAAAAGCAGAAGCACCACTCGAAGCCGTCCCAACCGGGGCGGCTTCTGTCATATCCGAAGGGAACAACCAATGAGCATGACCCGAGGCAAGATCGAACGCGCGAAAGCCGAAGCAAGGGAACTCGTCATTGCGTGCGAGGCGCTACTTGAGCGACTCGACGGCGAACGCGCCACGTACAACTACCACTCGAAGCAGTACGACATCCGGCCATCGACCGCCAACGACTACTCGTACGGCTCACCCGAGTCAGGCACGCTACGCCGCAAATCGATGGACCTCACCCGCACCCTCGCCAACCTCCGGAAGTAGGAGCTCGTGAAATTCAAAATCGGTGATCACGTCCGCGTCATCAGCCGCACGGATCGCTACTTCGATGAGGTGGGCATGGTGGTGGAGATCGACGCCGCACCGGACCGGCCATTCCGCGTTAGTGGCCTGTTTTCCGGATACCCGCTCTACTACGCCGCCCACGAACTCATCCTTGCCGAACCGGAGCCGCAGACTGCCACACAGGACGCTACGGGAGTGGCTGAAGGGGAGGAAGTGCCGGGAGGGGAATTTGGGGCGCTCAGAGAAGCGCCCAGCGATCCGGTCAAGCATCCGACCATCACCGACGCGGACAAGCTGCGGATGATCGCGGACACGGTGCACGGTCAGACGGCATACGGTACCGAGCTGGCCAACTTCCGACGCCGGCTACTAGCGATCCTGAGCATCGGGAGGGGCGACCTATGAGCGCCGATTGGTGGACCGAAGACCGACGAGGCCAGACCATCGGCTACGGCATCCGCTGGGGCAACAAGTGGGCGCACATAACCCACATCACCGACAGCGGGCCCGGAGCAAACAGCGTCCGTCCACTCTGCGGCGGCATCCAAGGCGTCTGCCATATCAACAGCGGACTTGACTTAGACAACCAAGCCGACTGTGAGGACTGGAAGCACCAAGAAATCCGATTCCCGCTCAACTGTGCCGTAGAGGTTGCCATCACCAAGCCGAACAGGATTTCTTCCGTCTGCCCGAAGTGCCGGACCATCTACGAACGCAAAACGGAGGTTAGCTCATGATCCACGCATTCATCCCCGGCACGCCAGTCCCGCAAGGCTCGGTCAACAACTACGGCGGGCGCATCGTTGCCGTGACGCCCAAGCTGCGTGCATGGCGACTGAAGATCCGGGCCGCGACCATGGCCAAGCATGAGGGCGAACCACTGGACGGGCCCATTACGGTGCACATGGTGTTTCAAATTGCGCCGCCGAAACGTCCGCGTTGGCCACTGCCAGCCGTAAAGCCGGATTTGGACAAGCTGGTAAGAGCCTGCCTGGATTCGCTGTCCACCACCAAGCATCTGCGCGGCGTCATCACCGACGATGCGCGAGTTGTTTCACTCACCGCAACCAAGACGTACCACGGGAATCCGGGCGTCATGATCACGATTATGCAGGAGGAATCATGAGCGCAGTTGACCAGCGCACGAAGACCACCACGCGCCACGAGTACACGATCCCCCGGCCGGCCTGCTGGTCAGACGTGAAGCTGGCCATGCGCATGGCCGCGGGAGATCGGGAGGCTGCCGGGCTTAGCAATGACTGGGATGACGCGATCCGGGTGGATTCGGACGACGAAAGCGTCATCGTCTTTTGGGAGGAAGTCAAGTGAGCCTGTACGACGACATGACCGCCGCTCAGCCACCCGAACCGCGCCCGCGCCGGAAGTTCATCTACCGCGCATACCCCGACGCACTAGAGCGGGAAATCAGCGCCCACGAAATCTACATCTACGACGCCGGTCGGATTGGATTCTGGGACGACGACGGAGATGAACGGGTGCTGGTGCTCGGGACTAAGGCTTTTGATGTGCGGGAGGTGAGGGGATGAGCAAGCGCAAATTCGGCGGCGATGACGTCACGTACTGGTCGAGCACGGCGGTTGCGGTGTGGATGGTGTGGCTTGCTACCGGAGCCCACACTGACCGTTCCGCGATGTTCTACCTATTCGCCGCGGCTTTCATGTTGATCCACGCGCACGGCCGACGCATCCATTCGGCTATCAAGAATCAATCGAAGGAGCAGTCATGACCACGCCCACCAAGTACCGCAAGAAGCCTGTCGTCATCGAAGCCATGCGCAACGACGGCGAGATTGGAACCACTGCGGAAATCCTCGATTGGATCAACGGCGGACCGGGAGAGTTTGGGCCCGCGACTTATGACCTCACTGGAAGGCCGGGCATGGCAATCCATATCGCCACGCTCGAAGGCGTCATGCGTGCCGATGTTGGCGACTTCATCATCCGTGGCGTGAATGGTGAATTTTATCCGTGCAAGCCGGACGTCTTCGCCAAGACCTACGAGGCGGCATGAGCCAGTTCGAAGCGAAGTATGCCGGCGAGTGTTCGGCGTGCGGTGAGCGCATCCATGCTGGCGACCTAGCCACTTACTTAGATGACTCCATCGTGCATGTTGACTGCGAGGGATCGGCTCGACCTATGCGCAAGGCCGACGTCTGCATCAGGTGTTGGCTGACTAAACCCTGCGACTGCGAGGAGGACGCATGACGCTCGCTGACAACATTTTCAGGTTGACGTCCGAGCACATGACCATTGCCGACGATGGATCATTCACCAAGGCGCCGCCGCTGCTGGCCGAGTTGAGGGCGGCGATCCGGTCCGATCTTGGGGCAAAGGGTGGAGGCTCTGGCGGCGCTGGGATGATCGTCAACTCCGCTGCCGTCAAGCTCGAATCCGAGATCCGGGAGGCTGCGCTGTATGAGCATTTCGAGATGGCTGGATCCGAGTATCACGGACCCCTAGTGCCGATGCTCAAGACGTGGCCGCTCATCAATATGGACGAATGGCAGGACTATCTTGAGCATGTGACGCTGGACTGGATTGACCACATTCGGTCAGTCCTCGAATCCAAGCGCCCACCATGGCGCCCGTCGATGCCATGCCCAGCGTGTGGGCAGCGATTCCATGGGCCAGAGCGCGAGCCATGCCTAGCCGTCCACTACTGGGACCATGAGGCCGAATCTATTGCACCGCCCGCACTATGGACGGCCGAGTGTGACGGGTGCGGCGCTGAATGGAACGGCGACAATCTCAAGTGGCTCCGGGCTGCATCGGACACGCCGAAAGTGGAAGTAGCGCATGTGAGTTAATTCCCGCTATGCTTAGTGGCGGTGAGGGAAGTAGTCTCACTAATCCAGGTCGGTTCAGATGAGCCGGCCTTTTCTGTGCCCGGAACTTCCACCCGGACCATGGAGGTCAACATCTGCCGCGCAGGCTTACCGCGCACGGGCCATGTCGAGAGACGCGCCCCCACACACTTTCCCCATAGGAGTAGCCATGAGTCAGATCACCGCAGTAGCCAACGTGTTCAGCAAGAAGGACGCCGGCAACGGCCAGACCGCACTCCAGTTCGGCGCCGACTACAACGACGAGCGCAACAAGTCATGGGCGAAGTACACGCCCGGACTGTCGCTCCATGTGACGGTGCTCGATTCCGTGGCCGAACAGTTCGAGCAGGGCGGGCGATACTTGCTCACCTTCGAACGCGCCGAGGACTAACCCCCCACAACTTGAGGCCGCGACAACCCCCATGCGTCGCGGCCTCAGCACATCGATATGAGCGAGTGGCCAGCTTGGCGTCTGCAAAACGCTGCACGTCGGTTCGAGTCCGACTATCGATTCTTAGGAGCTCCCAGATGATCTGCCGACTATTCGGGCATAAGGGCAAGTGGTGGCCATGGTCCAAGACGTGGCGCTGTCGCTGGTGCCATGAGGAAGTAACTCCGGTCTACAGGTAATGGCATCGCGCATCTGCTCTACCTCAGGCTGTCCCGCTATCCACGATGGACCGGGCTCACGATGCCCCGACCATGCCAAGGATGCACAACGCAAGCACTGGGATAACACGAGGGCGTACAACACCAAGGCGCACCGCATCACGTTCAGACTGGGTGTGCTCGACCGTGACCCTATCTGCGTACTGTGCAACGTTCGGCCCAGTGTTGTTGCTGACCACTACCCGCACGGCAGGGCTGATCTGGTAGCGCTCAACCTGGATCCGAACGATCCACGCTATGGGCGTGGGTTGTGTACTGATTGCGACAAGCGACAGACGGCACAGCGGCAACCGGGTGGATGGCATCAGGCAGTGACCTAGGGTTATCCACACCCTGTGGATAACCCGGGGGTACCCCCACCGAAGGGGCCTGCTCTGGACGCGCCGGGTAGGCCGGAAAAACCGGCGATGGGTTCAAAGGGTTTCAAAAGTGGCGCCTGGCGCCGTGTTTCACTGCCAGCCAGCGCAATGCGGCCGGCTCCTTCTAGTGCCCGCAATGGGCGATTGGAGGCCCCCTAAAATGACTCGTGGTGGCGCAAGGGCTCGAAGTGGCCCCGTTCCTGATCTTGATGCTTTTGCCCGTGATCGTGACGGCTCCGAGTGGGTCATGCTCCCCAACTCATGGCCGCACCCGGCACCAGAGTGGCCGCTGTCCGATCCGTCCAATCCCGAAACCGGACTTCCCGAGTATGACAGCGACCGCGAGTCCGAACTGTGGTCCAAGCTTTGGTCTCAAGGTCAAGCCCCGGCGTGGATCCTGGATAAGCAGGAGTTCGCCGTTGCGCTGTACGTTCGGCTACTGACCGTCGTTGAGTCCTCGATGGGCGTCAAGTCTGCTCCACTACTGGCTGAGTTGCGCCGGCAGCAGGAGATGCTTGGGCTGTCTACAGATGGCCTTCTGCGGAACAAGTGGCGATTCGGTGGCCATAAGGAAATGTCCGCCGCCGCCGATGGTGAGAAGCCCTCCAAGCCCACTGGTAACGTTACCGACCTTTTCTCTGGCGTGAAGGTCCGTGGAGCATGATTACACCATCCCGAAGATTCACATGGGCCGGCTGGCTACGGGGTGGATTCAGGCTCATTGCGTAGTTCCTGAGGGCGATACTGCTGGCGATCCGTTCACGCCGACCGTGGATCACGCCGTCTACCTTGCGAACTACTACGAGGTTCGGCCCACCGCGCAGTTTGGTGAGAAGAACGTAGCGTTTGCTCACCGCGTAGGGCTATGGATGGCCGCTCAGAAGATCGGCAAGTCTCCTGGTATCGCATCTCAGGCCGTCTTTGAGTTCGTCGGGCCCTCCCTATTCAACGGCTTTGCTGATCTCGGGCAGTCTTACCGCTGCAAGGACTTCGGATGCCCGTGCGGTTGGGAGTACGACTATGCCGCGGGTGAGCCGATGGGGCGACCGTGGGCTACCCCGCGCATTCAGATTGCCGCCGTCGTTGAAGATCAGGTAGAGAACACATGGGGCGCGCTAGTGCCCATGATCGACAATGGCCCGCTCGCCAATCTCCTGAAGACTGGCGAGGCGTTCATCAAGCATCCGAACAAGAACCGTGACTCACGTATCGAGACGGTGACTTCGAAGGCTGATGGACGACTCGGCGCGCGAATCTCGCACGCTTTCCCGGATGAGATTGGTCTGTGGACTGATTCGAACAAGATGAAGAAGTTCTTCCGCACACTGGCCCGCGGTACTGCTGGCATGGGCGGCCGGATGTCGTGCTCGACAAACTGCTATGACCCTGCTGAGAATTCGCAGGCGCAGTCGTTGTATGAGTCTCGGCAGAAGGACGTCTACAAGCACTACTTCCCGCCTGATCCCAAGCTGAATTTCAAGCTGAAGGCTGACCGCAAGAAGATTTTCGCGTTCAATTACCAGTTTTCGCCGTGGGTTGATATCCGTTCGATTGAGGCTGAGGCCGCATCGGTCATGGAGGCTAACCCGGCCGAGGCTGAGCGGTTCTTTGGCAACCGGATTGTGGCTGGTTCGCGGTCGTGGTTGCAGCCTGGCCAGTGGGAGGAGCGGAAGGCCGAATTCACGGTCAAGCCGCGCACGAAGGTCTGCGCAGGGTTCGACGGCTCGGAAACGAACGACGTCACCGGCATCCGGCTGGAGACGTTGGACTTCAAACAGTTCACGCCGCGCTATTTCGATGGCGAGCGGGAAACGATTTGGGATCCGCGCAACTGGGATGGCCGCGTGCCACGTCCGGAGATTCACCGGGCCTGGGAGGACATCAATAATCAGTTCGAGATCGTCCGCGCCTACTGTGACCCGTTCAAGTTCGAGACTGAGCTTGACGAGTGGAAGTCCATTTATGGAGACAAGGTGTTTTTCGAGTGGCGGACAAACCGCATCTCGCAGATGCACGCGACTCTTGAGCGGATGAAGACGGACATCATCGAGCCTGATTCAAAGTTCTCCCATGACGGATGCGAGACCACCGGCTTCCATATGCGGAATGCGGTAGAGCGCGCCCGTCAAGGTCAGACCTACATTCTCGGCAAGGCGTCCGAGCTCCAAAAGATCGACCTTGCCATGTCGTCGGTGCTGGCCCATGAGGCTGCTGCTGATGCCGTGGCGTCAGGTGCCAATAAGTCCGACGAGGACGAGTACGTGTATTTCTAAATAGGGGTAGGTGATTGCTTGTGGCTCCTGTCCTGACGCCAGAAGAGGCAGCGGACAAGTTGAACTACCTGGAGATCACGCGTACGTCACGTGCTCAAGAGGCTGTTGAGCTGAAGCAGTATTTCCGTGGTGAGCAGCCGCTGAAATATGCGTCTCCCGAGTGGGCGGCAGAGCATCAGGCGAAGTTCCGGGATTTTTCGGACAACTGGTGCGAGGTGGTTGCCAACGCGAACGCTGAGCGGATTAACCTGATTGGGTTCCGGCTGCCTGAAGACTATGGCGAGAAGGACGATTCGGGCATGTCGGAGGCTGAAAAGCTTCTGTGGGATGCGTGGCGTCGCGCTGGCATGGAAGAGGGTATGCAGCAGGGATCCCTTGAGTCTGTCGTTGCCCGCCGAAGCTTCCTGTACGTGTGGGGTGCCGAGGATGGCGAGCCGGTCATTGCGTTCAAGGAGGCCGGCTCCTGCATCATCCAGTACGACCCGATCCGCCAGACTGACCCGATTTATGGGGTTGTCACGTGGGATGACCTGGATACGCAGCGGCAGTATGCGCACCTGTACACGAAGACGCAGGTTTTCGAGTTTTGGCGTACCCGGCTCCGGTTGAACACTCCCGGGCTGCTGCTGTCTGACGGGAACGTGACGCTGGCTGGCGGCTGGATTTTCGACGCTGAAGCTTCCGGCGATAATCACCTAGGCGTCGTGCCGCTGGTGGAGTTCCCGAACCGTCCGCAGCTCGGTCATGGTCCACTCTCGGATATTGCTGGCGTCCGGGCGATGCAGGATGCCATCAACCTGTTGTGGGCGTACCTGTTTGTTGCCGCGGACTATGCGTCGATGCCGGCGCGCGTGATTATGGGCCAGTCGCCGCCGAAGATTCCCCTGCTTGATGCGTCCGGGAACAAGATTGGCGAGCAGGTCATCGACGTGGAGCAGTTGGCTCGCGGGCGCATGTTGTGGCTGACTGGCCAGAATGCGAGCATCGGGCAGTGGGACGCGGCGAAACTGGACGTGTTCACTGATGTTGTAGAGCACGCCGTTGGTCATATTGCCGCGCAGACCCGCACGCCGCCGCATTACCTTGTGTCGAACAAGGGGCTGTCTAACCTGTCCGGCGATGCGATCACGAACGCTGAGGCCGGGCTCGTGTCGAAGGTCAGGCAGACTATCAGCTACCTGAATCGTCCCGTGCGTGAGTCTTTCCGGCTGATCGCATTGCAGTTGGGCCAGAAGGCCCTGGCTGAGGCGTGCCGGGTTGGTACTCCGGACTGGGCCGACCCCGCGAACCGCTCTGATGCTCAGGCTGCGGACGCGATGCAGAAGAAGTCCACTATTGGCTACCCGTTCCAGTACTTGCTTGAAGAGGCTGGAAAGTCGCCGTCTGAGATCTCGCGGATTATGGACATGAAGGAGGACGAGACGCAGCGGAACATGGCCGCGGGTATTGGTGACCTTCTGAATGCGTCCCAGCCGCCGCCCGTGAATCCGCCCGCCCCAGTTCCTGCTGAGGTTTAGCCGTGGCGTCCGTCGCTGAGGTTGCTACTGACTTTCAGGCGCGGCAGATCAGCCTTGCAGATCGAACCGCTGCGGCTGTGGTTGGTTTGTGGCGTGGCGTGAATCCGGCGTCAATGTCCGCGGGCTGGGGCAATGTCGCGTATCAGGCTGGCGTATTGGTGCAGCGGGCCCAGTTTGTAATGGCCGCGAATGTGGATCCGTACATGGAGTCCGTGGCGGGTGCGTTCGGCGCCGAGTCCATCACTGAGGCGGCACTGAGGCCCAATGGGTTCGCTGCCGGGTTCACTGACGACGGCCGATCCATGAACGGCCTGCTGCTGACGGGCCCGGTCAATGCCAAGCGGTCCATCGCGGGCGGCGCGACACTTACCGCTGCGATGGATGCCGGTGCTGCGGCGTTGCGGACTGCCGTGGAGTCGCAGATTGCCGGGGCTGGTTCTGCGGCGTCGATGGTGTCCATGTTCATGCGTGATGCACCACCGCCCGTGACTGCTGAGCCGATCAAGGGCGCTGGCGGGCGCATGTACATCAAGGGCTCGGATGGGCTCATGAAGCCGTACTTCCGGCCCAAGTCGTACGTGCGCATGGTGCAGGCGGGCGCGTGTTCCCGGTGCATCATCCTGGCGGGCAAGCGGTACGGCAAGGTGACGCCATTCGCTAGGCATCCACGCTGCTTCCCGGCCGGGACGATTGTCGCCGGCCCCGGCCTACTGGGCGCCACGCGGCGGTGGTACGAGGGGGAACTCACCACTCTCACTACCGCAAGCGGCGAGAACCTGTCCTTGACCGGTAATCACCCGGTACTGACACGTCGCGGGTGGGTTCCGGCGAGCCTCCTCCAGGAAGGTGACGATGTATTCCGCAGCGCCGGGACCGAGAGCGCTCACGCCCTCATAGTCCCAGACCATGATCAGGTGCCATCCCGCATTGAGGATGTATGGCGTTCGTTCAGCATGGCCGGCCTTGAGACTGTGCCAACCGCCGCCGAGTACTTCCACGGCGACGGGCAGGGCGGCGAGATCGACATTGTAAGGGCCGATGGCTCGCTGGGGGGTAACTTCCAGTCCATACTGTCGGCTGAGCATGGCGTAGAGCTCGGACTCTCCCTTGGATTGGGTCACTCCATTGAATTCAACTCGCAGGGCGCGGCGGAGCTTGTCTATGGCGGGCATCTTTCGCTTGCGGGCGGCCTCGTTGGCGGCGCGCACTTGGAGCTTCCTTTCATCCTCGGTCATCGCGGCATTTCGCGTGACTTGGGCCTCGCCAGCGGTTCGCCGTTCGATCCCGGATTCCGCAAGGCGTCGGGCGATCACATTTCGCCCGACGCCATACTGGCGGGCGAGGGCATATTCGCTGGCGCCGGACTGATAGGCGGCAATGATGGCACTGACAGGAATCTCGACGGCCTTCCGCGTTGGGATGCCCCTAGCGGTCCTCTCACGATGGAGAACAGTGGCCGATACGCCAGCCTTGGCATTGATCTGCGGGATAGGCTCACCGGCCAGGTAGAGGCGGATCGCGTGGTCAAGCTTGTCCGTGCTGAGTTTAGGGGGCATGTGTACAGTCTCGATTCATCTGAGGGTTGGCACTCCGCCAACAATCTCATTGTATCAAATTGTCACTGCACGCACATACCCGTTGACGAGGACATCGAGGACTACCCCGCGACGGACCCGAAAGCCTATTACGACTCACTGTCCCCTGGTGCCCGCGTGAAGGCGTTCGGCAAGGCTGGCGTGGAGGCTATCGACGCGGGCGCGGACATGAACCAGGTTGTCAACGCACGCCAAGGAATGTACGTCACCAAGTCGGGCCAGATGGCCACGCGCATGGGGACGACGAAGCGCGGCCTGTATGGCGTGACGCAGACGGAGTTCACTAAGGATGGCGCGACGTCGAAGTATGGCCGCACGGTACAGGCGCGCCTCATGCCTGAGGAAATCTTCAAGATTGCGCCAAGCCGCGAGGATGCCATCCGCCTACTGAGGCATTACGCCTACATTTTCTAACCAGGACGGAGCGCGATCATGGCCCACACTGATCAGACCGGCACCACCCACCCGGACGCCGCCGACGCCGTAACAAGCGAGGGGCTGGAACACATCGACCATTGCGACGAGTGCAAGGCGCGCATGCCCTGGCTCTCCAGTAACCGGACTCCCAGTAGTCGGTAGCTATCAACCACCACCAACCCCTTGCCGCAATGGCTGGGGGTTTTCTTATGCCCGCAATGGGCTGACGAATAGGAAAACACAATGCCCGATCTCATCGCACCGCCCGCCGTAACCGATCCGCCCGCAGATCCGCCCGCGGATCCGGCAGGCACTCCCCCGGCAGATCCTCCCGTAGTCGATCCTGACGGCGTAGAGACGGACCCGGACGGCGCCGAAGCACTGGGTGATCCCGGTAAGCGCGCCCTGGATTCCATGAAGGCCAAGCTTGCCACCGAGAAGGCCGCAAAGAAGGCGCTTCAGGACAAGCTGGACGCACTCAGCGCGCCCAAGCCCGGCGACGAGCTCACCCCCGAGCAGATCAAGGCGGCGGCGAAAGCTGAAGCCATGGCCGAGCTCCGGGCGCCGCTGTTCCAGACGCAGGCGAAGTCCGCGGCGCTGGCTCTTGGGTTCAATGACCCGGCCGACGCGCTGCTACTGCTGAGTGCAACAGATTTCGAGGTTGGTTCTGACGGCACGTTCGATGCCGAGGAACTGAACGACAAACTTTCCGACGTGCTGGCCGCAAAGCCGTACCTCGCGAAGAACAACCCAGCCGGGCAACCCGGCGACCCGGCACCGCGCACTGTGGCACCGGCCAAAGCAGGCGGATCCCCAAAGTCACCAACCATCGATGAGCGCATCGCGAAAGCACGCGCTGACGGTGATGTTGACCTCCAGATCAGCCTGCAAAACATGAAGCTCGCAAACGCGAGCCGATAAGTCCAACCTTTCTAAGGAGACATGATGGCTGGAGCCATTACCGGGCTGGGAACAACCTATACCCTGCCGAACTACACGGGCGTGCTGTACCAGCTCAGCCCTTCCTCTACCCCGCTGTACTCTGCAATCGCGGGCAGCTCCAATGGCGGCGGGCAGGTTACGTCCACTGAATTTGAATGGGAGACTGCCGACCTGCGCGCACCCGATCAGAACGTTGCGCTTGAAGGTCAGGATGCGCCGAACTCTCAGGAGCGCATCCGTGGCAACGTGACCAACGTGGCGCAGATCCACCAGGAAACTGTGGGCGTCAGCTACTCGAAGCTTGCCGCGTACGGGCAGAAGGCCGGCACGAACAACGCCGAGGTCAACCCGATCACAAACGAGCTGGATTGGCAGGTTCGCCAGATGCTCACGCAGATGGTGCGCGACATCAACTGGTCCTTCTGGAACGGCAAGTACAACAAGCCGACCGACAACACCACGAAGCGCCAGACTCGCGGCATCCTGTCCGCGCTGTCCACGAACAGGCTGACGGCTACGGGCTCCGTGGATTACACCGCGGCCACGTCGGCAACGGACACGATCACCGTGACTCACGCACTCTCGGTGGGCGACAAGGTTGTGTTCACGAGCCGTGGCGGCGCGTCCGGCATTGTTGAGGGCCGCGTGTACTACGTGCAGTCCGTTTCCACCACCGTGTCATTCAAGGTGGCAGCTACCAGTGGCGGCACCGCTATCACGGTCGGCACTGGCGCGGGTATCGCGTTCACCAAGACCTCGGGCACGGCAACTACCCGCGACGTGATCAACAGCCTTGCTCAGTCCGTATGGGACAACGGTGGCGTGGACAACGAGATGCAGGCCGTGTTCGCGGTGAACTCGCAGCAGAAGGTGGCGATCTCTCAGGCGTACGGCTCGCTGTACCAGGAGAACTCGCGCACCATCGGCGGCACGAACATCTCCACCGTCATCACGGACTTCGGAACCTTCGGCGTGATGAAGGAGCGTGCGATCCGCCAGGACGCCATCGCTCTTGTCTCGCTGGATGAACTTCAGCCTGTATGGCTGGAAACTCCGGGCAAGGGTCACCTGTTCGCTGAGCCGCTGGCCAAGACTGGCGCGTTCGAAAAGACCATGCTGTACGGCGAAGTTGGCCTGAAGTACGGCGCCGAGTCGCACCACGGCATTATCACCGGCCTGAAGCTCCCGAACGCCTAGCAAGGGAGGTTGGCCATGGTGGTTTTTGTTCAATCAGCGTTCGCTACCGTGGCCGACCTCCAAGCGCGGACTAAGGTCACGTACGCCGGGGCGGACATTGACTGGGTAAACACCCTGCTCAATGACGCTTCGGCGCACCTCCGGGACATCATTGGCTGGCAGGTTTACCCCGTCAGCCAGGTGAGCTACACGACGAAGTTGCAGGCGGGAATGTTCCATCGATTCCCGCAGCACCCTGCGGCAAGCGCAACGGTTTCATACCTTGACACGTCAGGGCCCGTACCGTCCGCGCCTGCCGTGTTTGATGGCGGGTACATTCCATCAAAGTCTGGCATTGCGACCGTGACACTACTGGTTGGCTATCAACTCCCGCCCAACTCGCTGACGTCATGGTGTTGCGTGCTTGCTGCGCAGGTCATTGACGCGGTGACGAAGCTGGGGATGCTGGGCAACGGCGGGCTGTCGTCAGTCGCGATTGATGACTTCAAGCTCACATGGTCACAGTCCGCGGAGAACGGCCTAGGCGGCTACACGCTGCCGGATCGTGTTGTGGCGCAGCTCCGGGCCGCATACGGCCCGACGACGTACGTTACGGGCTCGCCATGAGTACCGCATCGGCACTGACTCTCGCTGGCCGGGCGTTCCATGAGCAAATCATGGACGACTCGTGCACCATTGCCCGCGAGGGTGCACGAGTCCTTGATGAGGCGACCGGGCAATATGCGGTCACGCTGACAGCGATCTACACCGGTATGTGCCGTCTCGTGGTTCAGCCTCGCCAACCGCAGGACGCCAATGCGGTGGGCCAGGTTGAGGCGGTCACGCACGCACGCCTTGACCTGCCGGTGTCAACGTCAACCGCCGTCCGGGAAGGTGACGTCGTGACATTCACGGCGTCCATCGATCCGGCGCTAGTGGGCGTCAAGTATCGACTGCGCGGCCTCGCTGGGCAGACGCACGCAACGGCCCGCCGATTCTTTGTGGAGGCGTACACGTGAGCTTCAGCATGGAAGTCAATGGCATCGAGCGCGTGATCGAAGCGTTCAAGCTCGCGGATAAAGTCTCTGGCGCGAACGTGACCAAGGCTGTGGAGGTCACGTCACGCCACATCAAGGATGACGCCAAGAAGAACGCCCGCGAAATCCTGGGCGATTCGGTCAGGCATCAGGCATCCACCTACCAATACGAGATCAAGCACCCGTCAAAGGGCATCGTTGAGGGCTGGATTGGCCCGGTGAAGGGTTGGAAGCAGGCGGCTATCCCACTGGAGTACGGGACGCCGCATACTGCCGCCAAGCCGGCCCTAGAGCCCGCGCTGACCGGCAATGTCGAGGACTTGGTAAAGGGCATCAGCATGGCGGTTGGTGAGGCCTTGTGATCCGCGCACACAAGGCGGCTATTCTCGCTCGACTGCGCGCCGATCCCCCGATGGCAAACATTGTCATCGACGGCATCGTTGACCCGAACGCGCAGCCGGTCCTGCCGCCGTATGTTGCGGTGTCGATGAACTCCGGTCGGCGCACGGTTGAGCGAGAGTCATCCGAGCAGCCCACCATGGCCGAGTTCCGGATCACCGTCCATTCCGTGGGTATCGACGCTGATCAGGCAGGGTACTTCGCTGAGCACGTATTCAAGCAGTTCGACGCGTGGCGCCCAACGGTAGCCGGCTGGACGCCACAAGCCGTCCAGCACTCCCGATCAGCGGAAGTCCAGCCGGATACGACCGTGAATCCTGCCACGCAGTACATCACGGACGTATTCACTCTCACATCCCGCAAGGCCACCTAGGAGACATCCATGGCACAAATCCCCGTCATTAACAACCATACGGGCGACGAAGGCACGGTCGATGAGACCTGGCTGGAACGTTGGCCCGACGACTTCACCGCACTCAGCGATGACCACACTCCGCTTGTGGAGCAGGCCGCCGCCATCGAAGACCCCGGCCCGGATTTCCCGGAGACGGAAGAGCCGGCAGACGGCACAAACCAAGGAGAGATTTAATTGACTCTGGAAATCACACCGCTCTCCGTAGCGTCTGACGGCAACCTTCTGGTTGCCTACGTCCCTACGGGCAACGCACTGTCAGTCGCCAACCTGGTAGCTGTCACCACGAAGGCAATCACATATTCGATGACCCCGGGCGGATTCAACCGCTCCACGGCACAGGACACCGTGTCAGATGAGCGCCTGACGAACACCCAGCTTTTCGAGCAGGCCGGGCGCGTCAAGGAAATGCTTGAAGTCGAGTACGTCTACGGCGATGCCGGCGACGTCGCTTCCGCGGCCCTGGTCAAAGACGCCGTGGGCTGGATCGTGGTCCGCTATGCGGTCCCGAACGCCACCGCGTGGACCATTGGCCAGAAGGTTGATGTCATTCCGATTCGGTGTGGTATTCAGGCGAAGAACGCCCCGACCGCCAACGGCCTGTTCACGAAGAAACAGAAGCTTTTCGTGACCGGCCCGGTGCAGACTGACGCGGTTCTGATCGCTTAGAAACTCCTGCGCGCCCGTGCGTTGTGGGACCGCGGGCGCGCAGGCCTCCACCTGTTGCACCTGTCCCACTCTGTAGTCCCACTACTTCAGGAGCACCCCGTGACACTGATGCCCAGCATTGGCAGCATCGTCCACTACCACTCCCATGGAACGCCCGGCGGTGAGTACCTCCCCAAACCCCGCGCAGCCATCGTCACATGCGTATCCGAGTTGGAACCAAATGACATCCCCGACCTGCTGCACGTTGGGCTGGCCGTCCTGAATCCAATGGGAATGTTCTTCAACCAGCGCGTCCCATTCTCTGAGGATCCAAAGCCCGGCCACTGGTCCTGGCCCCCTGTCGCGACTCCCAAGTGGAGTGCTAACGATCTAGCCCTCGCCCAGTTCATCGACAGTCAGAACAAACGCAAGTAGCTATCTCAGTCCCACCACCCCTTAGGAGATTTGTTATGTCGAAGCTGCGTAAGAGCCTGGATAAGGCCACGTTCCGTTTTGAAGACGTCGATGTCTGTCTCGATGGTGAGGCGAGCGTCGAACGTGACCGGCTGTACAAGGAGCTTGGCGAGGCTGCGAATGCTCCCCGCGCAACGATGGGCCCGCCGCCCATCGCTGAAGTTCAGGCGCGCATTGACGCGCTGGAAGAAACGATGCGCGATTCGCTGGTGACGCTGCGGTTCTGGGCACTGTCCTTTGATCGATGGAATGCCATCATCGCGCTGCGTCCCCCGCGTGAAGGTGTGGCTGTGGATGCGCGCAAGGGCTACGACATTGTCGGTGTCACGAAGGCAGCGGCCGAAGCATCCGGCCGGGTAGTTGACGGCGACACTACCGAGAGTGTGCCCGCTGATGAGTGGGCGGATCTGTGGGAGAACCTGTCTGGCGGCGACTTTGACCGCGTGTGGGGCGCCGTCACCCGCCTGAATGAAACCGATGGCTGGGCTGGGGTTGCGTTCCTAAAAAAAGACTCCACGAAGACGCCCGACTCTACCGGGACGTCCGACTCGCCCGCGACCTCGGAATAGCACCTAAGCGGCTCTGGGGCTGGGAGCCGACAACGCGCCACGAGTATGACGACGACGGAGCGTTGATTGCCTCCACCCCGGATCCGGAGTTTGACCGCTCGCAGTATGAACTATTGGCGGCGCTCATGGACTACGAGGCGGATCTCGGGCCGCATGGGCAGCTCATCAGTGAAGCCATGTCCACCGACGCAGACCCCGGCAACCAGAAGCGCAAGTATCGGTTCGCGGCTGGTCCCGAATCAGCACCCGGCCTGCCCCTTATCGACTTCGCCGCGCAGGCCAGAGACAAGGCGTCTGAGGCGTACTACAAGCAGTATCCGGACGTTGACCGATCCGGGCATGTGTGGGTTGTCAGGAAAGTTCCCTCTTAGAGAATGTCCGGATGGCGTGTCCGACGCTGATAAGGATGACGCCGCCAATGAAAGCTGCTGGCGTCATGAGTGATGCAGTGCCGGCGCCAAGCAGCGACACGATCACAAGCGCCCATCCGATGATCACCATGCGAGTTCCCGGCACGTGCATGAAGAAGGTTTTTTTGGGCGCGTCCAGCTTTATCTGAGTCATGCCCGCGATTGTACGGCATCCACATCAATTTCATAGGAGCGCGACCTTGACCACTAACGATCACACAATTGACGTCAAGGTCCGCGCTGACGTTACGGCCCTCTCTAAGGGCTTGGGTGATGCGCAGAAGGATCTCGAAAAGCTGCGGGAGGAATTCTCCAAATACAAGAAGAAGACCGAAGAGTCGTCCAACGCAACGCAGTCCTTTGTGGAGAAGAATCGCGGACACATGGAGTCCGTGGGCAAGGATGCCATGATCATGGGTGGCGCCATCCTCGCGGGGATGGGCCTAGCCATCCATGCCTACTCGGAGTTCTCGGGCCGGATGGCTCAGGTGCAGTCACTTTCCCACGCTTCCGCCGCTGAGATGGACGTGCTGACGACCTCGGCACTGTCGATGGGTACCGCGTTCGGGCTCTCGGCTAATGACGTGGCTGACGCTGAGATTGAGCTGGTCAAGGCTGGCGTCTCGGTCAAGGAGATGATGGGTGGCGCGCTGCCTGGCGCGCTTGCCCTCGCTGCGGCTGGTCAGATCGACGTGGGCAAGGCTACTGAGATCGCCACGATTGCGCTGACTCAGTTCAACCTGAAGGGCAAGGATGTTCCGCACGTCGCTGACCTTCTGGCGGCTGGTGCTGACAAGGCGCTGGGTGGAGTCTCTGAGCTTGGCGACGGGCTGAAGCAGGGTGGCCTGATTGCGTCCCAGTTCGGGCTGACGATTGACGATACCGTGGGCACGCTCTCAGCATTCGCTAACGCGGGGCTGCTGGGTTCCGATGCTGGCACGTCCATGAAGACCATGTTCCTTGCCCTCGCGTCCCCGTCGAAGCAGGCGCAGAAGGCGCTGGATGAGTACAACATCACGGCGTACGACGCAAAGGGGCAGTTCAAGGGCGTTGCTGACCTCGCCGGGCAGTTGCATGACAAACTCGGCCCCCTTTCCGACGCACAGCGTAACGCGGCACTGTCTACGATCTTCGGCACGGATGCCATGCGTTCCGCGTCGGTTCTCATGAAAGAGGGCTCTACCGGGATTCAGAAGTGGATCAAGGACGTCAACGATCAGGGGTTCGCCGCATATCAGGCTGGCAAGAAGATGGATTCCCTGAATGGCGACTTCAAGAAACTTCAAGCCTCATTTGAGACTGGTCTGATCAAGATGGGATCCGCATCCGATGGATTCCTGCGTCCCGTAGTGCAGGGGCTGACGGACACCATTAGGGCTTTCAGCAACATGGACCCGGCCGCGCAGGGATTCGTGCTTTCTGTTGCCGGAATTACGGGCGGCGCGCTGCTGCTCGGCGGCGCATTCCTTACCGCAGTACCGAAAATCTACGAAACCATCACCGCATTCCAAGCGCTCAAGGCAGCTGAGCCGGGAATTTCCAGCGCGCTCGGCGGAATCGGCAAGGCGGCGACCGGGGCTGCTGCTGGCGTGGCTGCTGCTGGAATCGCGGGCAGTATCCTGCAAGCAAACAGCGCGCAAGCCAAGTCCATGAATCAGTCCCAAGAGTCACTATTGGAACTCAGCAAGTCTGGCGCCGACGTAAACAAGGTGTTCAGTAGCGGCTTTTTCGATAACACCAAGCAGCGATTCGGGATGCAGGGCGATTCCATCAATGGGATTGGCGACGCCATCAAGCGCGTCAGTAACTTGAACTTTGGCGACGTCATGAACGACGCGCTGGCATGGCTCCCCGGCGCTGATTATCAGGTCAAGGAAATCCGTAAGTCACTCAGCAATGTTGACTCCGCAATGGTGACAATGGCCACCGGGGGAAATTTCACCATCGCTGCCAACGGATTCAAGCAGATATCTGACGAAGCCAAAAAGCAGGGCATTTCTGTAGAGACAACAGCCAAATCGTTCCCTGGATATATGGACAGCCTGCGGAAGATGAATGTCGATCTAAAGGCCGGGCTGAACGATCAGGAGCTATTGAATCTTGCGGTTGGTGACGTCCCTCAGAAAATGCTCGACGCGCAGAACTCCACCGAGGGTCAATCGAAGGCTGCGGAGATCGCCGCCAAGCAGACCGAGGAACAGCAGAAAGCCCTGGACGCGCTCGGCATATCGGCTGACGGCACGATCCTGCACCTTGACAAGCTGGTGGCGTCGATGATCGCATCCGGCCTTATCACCCTGTCAGCACGCGACGCGGCCCGGAACTTTGAGAAGTCCATGGACGACCTCGATGCAACGCTGAAAAAGAACGGCACCACTCTGGATATCACCACGGAGAAGGGCCGCGAGAATCAGGCCGCATTCGATGGTGTTGCAGGGGCTGGGCTCAAGTCTGCTGAGGCGATGGCAAAGGCTGGGGCGACTCAGCCGGAAGTGCAGAAGCAGCTACAGGGCACCTATGACGCGCTGATCCGGGCTGCTGAAAAGTTCGGGATTACCGGCGCCGACGCGGATACGATGGCGCGCCAGGTGATGGGCATCCCCAAGGACGTCCCGATTGAAACGGCGATCAAGAACTACGCCGACACGATGGCGAAGGCTCAGGAAATCAAGCGGGCCGTGGATGCGATCAATGACCGCAATATCGCCATCAACATCCGCCACACAGAAACCTACGAGAAGCGTGTAGCTGACTCGGGCGGCAATGAGCCCGATGGCGGCGGGCTGTACGGCTCCGACCGTGGGCACGCTTCCGGTGGTGCGATCTACGGCAGCGGACCCAAGGGTGTCGATTCGGTGCGCACCAGACTGGCGCCCGGTGAGCACGTGCTCACCGATGCCGACGTGGACGCAATGGGCGGGCAGTCGGCTGTCTACGCCTTCCGTAACCAGCTGCATGACGGCGGCGTCCGGCCCAGCTATGGGGCGCCGGCACCATCAGCGCCCGCGGCAATTGGTGGGTTCGGCCAGCCCGGGCAGGCGATGGGCGACATCTATGTGCAGAACCCATTCACGGGCGAGTACCTACTCGCACAGGTCGATGGCCGCGTGGGCGCTGGGCTCAATCAGGTTTCCCGTCAAGTAGGAGGTATGCGCCGATGAGTATTGTCTACTCGACATCCGGGCCCTACCTGCTTGAACTGGAAACCATCGATGGTACACCGCCGTCAGTCAGGGTCACAGTCTCCGGCGTAACCACCACAACGACGTTCACCCTGACCCGGCTGTGTGAAGGCCGGACGGAAACAGTTCCGGGATGGCGGGCTAAGCAGTTTATCGACACGTACGTGGACATGGACTGGGCCGCACCACTCAACCGGCCCACGACGTACACGCTGCTGGTCAACGGGGTGGTGGTCGCGGCGGCAACCATCACCCTCCCCGGCGATACGGCGTGGCTACAGGATCCGTTGCAGCCGGACAAGTGCCTGCCAGTAAAAACGGGTGGCATAAACCCTGGATTCCTCACCATGGACGGCCCGTCACTAAAGTCCGTGACCTACAAGAACAAGTCCAACCTGATCGACGTCATTGGTTCGACGTACCCTGTCGCGTTCGGCGGCCAAGTAAATGGGGCTTCCGGGGTCAATGCCTCCATGAAATCAGACGACGCCACGACAGCGGCGGCGTTCCGGGTAATCACCCAAGAGGCGACAATCCTCCTACTGCGAACCACGGCGGACATGGTGCCACTTCCCGCGCTCGCGTACATGCAAGCGCAGGTAGCCGAGCAGCCCGTCACGGTCCATTGGGGCGGGGCTCTCACGGCATGGTCCGTCACTGGCGATCTGATTGCCGCCGTCCTCCAAGCCGCGGTGACCGGCTCCGTGACCTACGACCAGGTGCAGCAGCTCCTTGCCGGCTACACGTACGACCAGGTGCAGGCGAAAGCTGCGGCGACGACGTATCTGGACTGGCAGAAAAACCCGCTCATCTTCAGCACACTCTAGGAGTCCTTTGTGAGAACCCTATCGGCGGGGATGCTTGACGCCCTCGCAGGCTCCGTCCCGGATGCCCGTCTGACCGTCGCCGCATGGTACGACGGGATCCTAAAAGAACCGTCCCTGCCCATCACCAACTGGTCCATCGGCTGGGATGGATCGGACTCCACCCTTGTGCAGGGAAAGGCGTCGGTCACAGTGGCCGACCCGACCGGACGGCTCGCGCCGTGGGGGTTTGACGAACCACTGTCTGCGGCCGGGTCGAGGCTGTTGCTGACGTTCCGCTGCGGGGTGGAGTCCGTGGACCTCGCATGGCTGACGGTCTCGGATAATCAGCCGACCGAACAGTGGCGGATCGTCGGGCCCAAACTGACATGGGTGTCCGGTGGCGCATCCATCCCTGTACAGGCTGATGACCTGACCCTGCTCATTCAAGATGCGCAGTTCCTCGCCCCCGAAGCCCCGCCGTCCGGGGCGACAGTTGTGTCGGAGATTCGCCGCCTACTGGTGGGGATCTGCCCCGTCATCATCAACACCGCCGTGGTGGACGCGGCAGTGCCGGCTTCCATTGTGTACAAGGATGACCGGCTGGCCGCCGTGCAGGACCTCGCCCGGGTCGTGAATGCACGCTACCGGATGACCGGGAACGGTTCCCTTGAAGTGTTCCCGCTGACGAAGACCGCGCCCGTGTGGACGATCCAGGGAGGCGACGGCGGGGCTCTCGTGTCCCTGAACCGGCAACAGACCCGCCGCGACCTCATCAACGGTGTCGTCTCCACCTCCACCGACCCGTCACTGGAAATCCGCGCCCTATCCACCGTCACGGCCGGGCCGCTCCGCTGGGATGGTCCATTCGGGCGGAAGATCACCCGGCACAACGCCATAGCAAACACCCAGACCGGGGTGCAGGCCGACGCGGACACGTACTTGGCGAACACGGCAACCCTAAAAACGGTGTCCCTGACTGTGATGTGCAAACCGCACCCGGGGGTCCAGACCGGCGACTGGGTCCGGGTCGCCCAGCCAACCATCAAGGGCGCAGCGTACCCGCTCGACGGGATCGTCACAGCCGTCCAGCTGAAGGGCTCCACATCGGGTGTTGACCCGATGCAACTGACCGTCCAGTGCGCCATCGAAGACGTCCAGGCTGTGGGCCTGTTCGTGAGGGGGGCGGCGTGAGTCTCGCGGACGAGGTGGCGGCCCCGCGGGACCGGGTAGTGATTGTGCCCGGGTTCGCGGACACTTACCCGAACGTCCTGACCGGTGGGGTATCGAAGCGTGCAGCGTGGCCATCCGGGGTGTATGCGGCCCCGGGAGAGCCGGTGTTGATCGCGGAGCTCGTGAGGGCTGACGCGCCGGCACAGTACGTTGTGCTCGGCAGGGTCGGTGCTGACGGCCCGCGGGAGGGCACGGTTACGACCGTGCCGGGCGGTTCGGATACCATCACCGTCACGGCCAACTCTGTCGCCTACACGGCGACGTTCCTCGCTTCATACACCCCGCTCGTGGGGGACAGGGTCCGGCTGTTCTGGCAGGGCCGGGATGTGACCGTCGTGGGGAAGGTTGGAGTCACCCCGGGCGCAGGGACCATTGACGCGGGCATCGGCGCGCCACCGCCACCTAAATCTTCGGGAACGTTCAACGCTCCTGCCACCGATTCGGCCACATACTGGTCTGGCGGCGGCTGGGATTCGATCCGACCCTATGGGGGGATCGTCGGCCAAGGAACCATTTACGGGACATCGAATGTGATTACCGGGGCATGGTTCTACGGCAACACGATGGCCGAACTTGCGGGGGCGAGGATCGACAGGGTCCGCTTCCGGGTCCCTCAACGCCGCAGTGTCGGGGACTTGAATAGTGCGCTCACCCTGCACCTGTACGCGCACACATCCCCCGGCAGGCCGGGCGGTGACGTGTCCCGGGTGGTCGGACCAACCGACATTAGTATCCCGGCGGGCTGGAACCCTGATCCCGGCGACGGGTTCATTGACCTGCCAACCTCCTACGCCTCCACCCTCATTGCCGGTGGGGGCATTTCCATTTCCGGGGACCCGTACCTGAGCTTCCTCGGCAAACCATCAGACCCCGCCTCCGGGCAACTTAGATTGGACTGGTACCGCTCATGACTGGTGTCACACGGTGGAACAAAACCAAAACCCCTGCCGGGGCGGACGGGTGGAACCTCACCCCCGACATCGGCACGGCCCTCGACTCGGTCAACGGGATCGTGCCCGTAGCAAACGCCGCCGAACGCGACGGGCTCACACCACCCCTGGGGAAGTATGTGGGCATGGCCGTCACCCGGGCCGACCTGGGCGGCGTCATCGAAGTGTGGAACGGGACCATATGGCTGTCGCCGGTGAAACGGTTGCACGCCGAGTACACCGGCCCCGGAATCACTACCACCGCCGCGAGTGGCACAAACTTTTCCGGCGGCACCGGCGGCACAGCCTTCACCGTTGACGCGGCCAAAACCTTCAACAACGACTTTGTTCAACCCGATGTCGGCGGCCGGGTGAAGATCCTCATGGACGGTGAGTATGCGTTGTCCGGCCTCATCCTGCCGACCACAGTCCCGGCGTCGTACTCGATCAACATCACCGACGTCACCAACGCGACACGGCTGGCATCCATCGGCGGGGTTGGTTACGGCGACAAGGAGCAGTCCGCTTCCGTCCCCAACGCTTACATCCTCGCCAACACTGTGATCGAGTTCAACATCACCACGTCCAACGCGATCACGATGGGGTCCCGTATCCGGATCTCGAAGAGGTCCTGATGAGCGAGGACGTGACGCCCCGCGTGGCCGAGTCCGTGCCCGTCATGCTCGTCCGCATGGAGGGCAAGCTTGACCGCGTAAACGACAGGGTAGATGACCTCATCCCCCGAGTAAACAAGATCGAGGCCAGGCTCACCGCCCAGGAGATCCTGACTCTCAGCCTATCCAAGGATGCCGACGCGGAAGAGGCGAAGAAGATCGCACTTGCCCTTGCGCTCAAAGAGGCTGACGAAACCCGCCGCAACCAGTCGGAACGGTCATGGACACCCATCCAAAGGTTCATGGCCGTCCTTGCCAGCATCATCGGCGCCGTAACCCTGGCCATCTACCTCTACTCAACCGTCAAGGGATAGGAGGCGTCGTGACGATCACGCTTATGCGGCCCCACCGCGGCCCGGTAACCCAGCGGTACGGCAACATCCAGCCGGACGGCCTGCCCCACGCCGGGCAGGACTATGGCTACTCCGACGAAAACGGGGTTTACCCGGAGATCTTCGCGGCCGCTGACGGCGTCGTCCTCTTCGCCGGGGACAGCCGGGATCTCGGATGGCCCAACGATTTCTACGTCAACCCGGACTTCAACCGCAACGACGACGTAGACAACTCGGCCGGCAACCTCACCGTCATTGGACATTACGAGAGCGGGAAGCTTGTCGCCGTTACCGGCTACGGGCACCAGGCATCCATCAGTGTCCACGCCGGCCAGTCAGTCCGCGCCAACCAGCAGATCGGCATCACCGGCGATACGGGCTACGCCTTCGGGAAGCACCTGCACTTCTTCCTAATGCTCCTGCCCTACAACTACGCCACCCCAACGTATGGGTGCTCGGACCCCAACCCATATTTCGCCGACTCGCTGTCCTACGCGGGCGGACCAATCACACCCTTGGAGGACGACATGCCCATCACCGATACCGACGCCGCGAAGATCGCGGACGTCCTGCTTGACCGTGTCCGGGGCGAATCGACCCTCGGACAGATGCTCTCTGAATACCGGGGTCACGCCCTCGACATCATCAGGGTCGTCAACCGGGTCCCGGACACGGTCTTGGATACCGCCGTGGCCGGTGTCGCGGGGGACAACAACACCCTCCGGCAGCTCCTCTCCGAATACCGCTCCCACATCCTGCAAATCGTGGGGGGCACAGCGAACGTCCCCAACGCCGTCCTGAACGCCCAGTTCACCCTCCCGGACGGCACCATCACCAACCTCGCGGGCATCCTCGCCGCGATCCACGCCCAACCTGTCACGACAGGGAACGTCAACACCCCGAACGCCGACCCCCAAGCCATCGCCAAAGCCGTCCTCGACGGCATCCGGGACAAGTGGAGCAAGTAATGACCGCCTCGCGTGTGGCCCTGCTGTCCTTCACGGCTGGCGCGTCCCTAGCGTGCGGATGGATGGCCGCCCTGGCTGTCCGCGCCGCCTGCACCATCACCGCCGGCCATCGCTGGTACCAACTCAAAAGACTCTAGGAGCACCCATGGAAACCCCCATCTCCCCCAAGGTCATCGTCTCCGTCATCGTCGGCATCGTCCTGACCGCGCTCGTCTCAAACGCTTCCGCGATAACCCCGGACATGCTCAACTTCCTCGGCCCGTGGAAGCTGTTCGTCTTCGGCTCCCTGATCACATCCCTGATGGGTCTGGCCGCGTGGTGGAAGACTGACCCGCTGCGCATCAACCCGGAACAGAAGAACGCCGTCACAGACCTCGCAGCAGTTGAGGCATCCAAGCAAACTTCTCTCGCCACAACCTCCATTGACGCCCCGGCCACCGTGTTCCCCGCCGCCAAGGTAGACGCCGCACTCGCCGCACCTGTCGAGCCGGTCACTGTCACCCCCGTCTTCACTCCGCCCGCAGCCTAACCACCCAGGAGCCGCACCGTGACCGTCTACGCCTTTTCGCGGATCCCCGCATTCAACCCCAACACGAACCCCGCCAGTGTGGCGAAGTCCGCTACCGGCTCCGTCTATGACATCGGGGACACGGGGTTTTTGACCCCGCTGAACCTGACCCTTGTGGCAACGAACACGGTCACGACGACGCTGATCTCTGACGCGAACGGCATGTTCCCCGACTTCACGTTGGTAGACCGGACGCAGTGTGCGTTCAAGTCCGGGACTCAGGTGTTTGTCCTGACCACCAGCACGCCCGTTCCGGGACCGCAAGGCGACCCGGGCCCGGCCTCCATCGTCCCTGGCCCGCCGACCACGGATGCGTCCCTGCTGACGGCTGGGACAGTTGCCGATGCGCGCCTCCCCGTTCGCCTTGGGGATGCGGCACTTACTGCCACTTATATCCCTAAGTGGAAGGCCAACACTGAGTACCTTGCGGGCGACAAGGTACTCAGCCCAGGCGGGGACGTTGTCTCCGCCAAGGTCGACTTCACCTCCGGCGCGTCCTATAGCGCGGCGAACTGGAACCTCTCGGGCAGCTACGCCCCGGCCACTGGATCAACAACCTACGCCACCAAGGGCGAACTGCCGAACGCCACGACCCTCGAAAAGTGGTTCTCTGGCGGCGTCAAGGGCAAGAAGATCGTATTCGTGGGCGATTCGACCACGGACTACGCCTATGGACTGACCCGCGCCATGAATTACTACACCCGCCGTGGGCGGGAACTTGCCGGGGTTGGATTCCTGAACTACGGCGTGAACGGGCAGACCCTCGCCTCATGGCAGGCCGACAGCGGCACGCGGTACGGCGTGGCAGGGACCGTGGCGCAGAACGCCGACCTCTACGTCCTGTCCTACGGCATCAATGATGTCCGCACCGGCGCAATGAGTGAAGACACGCTCGTCACGAACCTGTCCACCGCCGTCGATTCGCTACGCGCCAACGGCACGTCCACTGTCCTGCTTAGGATGCCGCCGACGTTCACGACCACCGACACCGCAGCACTCGGGTCCGTCGTGCCGAATAGCTCCGCACAGGCGTATTCCACACTGCTCCGCAACGCCTACATTAGGGTTGCAGCGGCGAAAGGATGCGCACTGCTCGATACCCAGGCGCTCGTATTCGGGCTGACATCCAAGGCAGACACCCAGTCGCCGTACATGCTCAACCAGATCCACCCGAACGACTCCGGCAACACCGCTATCGCTCGGGAGCTGGTGAAGATGATCGGCGTTCCTGCCACAGCTCCGCCCGTCTCGTTCTCCATGCCGGGGAAGGTAGCCGTGGGGACCATTGGCGCGCAGGTGTTTCCGAACGGTGGGCGGGTCGCATACGGGTTCGCCAACTACCGGCCCATCAATGCCAGCGGCTCGCTCACCATTGAACTGCGGAAACTGCCGGCCAACACCCTGATCGGGACCGTCACATATACGGGCGGCTACGGGGCTCAGAACGTCATGACGCCCGACGCCGCAGCCGGCGACTGGGTAGCGCTGGCAGCCGGTGATTCGGTGCAGGTCGCGGTGACAGCCTGCACAGTCGCTACCTATGACCTCGAAGTCCTGCTCATTGCCGACCAGACGCCCCCTGCGAGGGTCTACCCCCTACAGTTGCGCGGGGCCGGGCTGGTGTCCTCGCTGGACGGCAGCGTGGTATATGCGGCAACGGAGGGCCTGCCTGCCGGTTCCGAGCGGGCCGTCGCTGACATGAAGGCGGTTTCCTTCAAGCGCCTGAACTCGAACAGGTTCACCAAGTACAGCCAGGACGTCACGAAGTCGGCGGTGTGGACAACCAGCAACGTCACCATCACCGGAACGCCAGGCAATCAGGTAATCACAGCAACAGCAACGGCGTCCATCGCCGCGCTTAATGCTCCGGTCACACCGGGTGAGCAGTTGACGTTCTCATGGCGTGCCACCGCCACCGGCACCCCGAAACATGCGGTTTACGACTCGATCAATGGCGCGTTCATTGTCGCGGCGGCTAACTGGCCAGCGGCGGACGGTAGCGGATGGCGCTCGGTGACTTTCACAGTGCCGGCAGGCTGCACGAGCCTCCGCTGCTACCCGCTCTCGGCTTCCGTGGCCATCGGCGATGCGGTAACCCTGACCGGGATGCAGCTCAGTGTCGGGGCAACCATGACGCCGTTTGCTCCCACCAACGCCATCGGCACGGCCATGACCGTCAACACGGGAGCGCTCCCCTCAGAGTTCACCCTCATCAACATGCTCAAGTACGACGGAGGCGTTGGCACGGGCGTCGCTTCACCGGGCGGCCCGAACACGGACGGCAACCCTACCCTACAGACCGCCAACGGCACCAACTTTGGGTACACGGCAATCGCAACTCGTGGTGTGGCACCACGCGGCGCCAACGGGGCATGGCAGGCAGCGGTTCTGAGGGTCACGGGAGGGAACGCCTACGGCACCGTCAATGACCAGGCGCAATCAGTGGCCTACGCCAAGGCGGTCAACGCGACAGACCTCCGCTGGAACTACCTCAGCGCAGGCGACACCACAGGATCATTCCAGACATGGGACGGGGAGATCATCGCGTTCTACTTCCCCTACCTGCTCACCGAGGGCGAAGCCGCAGCATTCGTGCGGGCCAAGCTGCTGACGTTGCGGGCGGCGGGAGAAACCCTGACCGCTGACATCCAGGACCGGAAGCTCTACTAGAAGGTCACCACTGCCGGGATTCCATGACCTCAATCGCGCACTCGTCGGAGCAGGCTTGTTCTGCTTCGGCGGGGTGGTTGTCAGGCAGGGTCGTCTTGCAGTTCAGGCAGCGGCCACGCTTCAGCTTGTCGTTCATTCGGACGCGAGCGAAGGCATCAAGTAGTTTCCCCATGCGGTCAAGTGTAGGGGTTACATAAGACCGGAATAGGTCACTAACTGAAATGCTACAAAAAGCAGCGCCCACCGTTCACGCGGTGGGCGCCTTTTTGTGTTGGTGGATCAGTCGCGCGCCGGTTCGAGCATCTTGGACATCTGCTCAAGCGCTCCGGTCAGCCGCTTCATGTCCGGCTTGCTGCGGTAGGCCTTAGACATCTTGGTGGTGGAGTGGCCAACGATGTCTTTGATCGTGTCCCAGTCCACCCCAGCCGCATCAAGCAGGTCTACAGCAGTATGCCGGGCGCCGTGAAGCACGACGTCGGACGGCAACCCCGCGCCGGCCAGCAGTTTCGCCCACTCGTCTGTAGCGGCGTCGGGGTCCCACGGCTCACCGTCGCGAGTAAATACCAGCCCATCCCCGCGCCCGTGCATGTGAAGCGCCAGGATGGACCGCAGCGGCTCAACCAGTGGTATTACCCGCTGGCCAGACTGTGACTTGGGGCGGGTCAGGTAGATCGTCCCGCGCATATGCCGGTACTCATAATCGGCCGGAGCCTTTGATATGTCCGTGATGCGCTGGAGTTGCCAGCTCAAGTCGAGCGAGTCGGTTACGCGGTCAGCCTCAAGGCCTAGGATCTCGCCACGTCGTGCGCCGGTCAGGAGATAGCAAGCCCATAGCGCACGATCCGTCCGGGCCGTCAGGTGCGCCATTAGCTCGATGGCCTGGTTGGTGCTGAGTGCGGCCTGCTCCACCTTGGCCTTACGTGGCGGATCAACCATCTCGCAGACGTTCCGCGTTGCCTTACCCTCGCGCATGGCAGTCTTGAGCGCGGATGACAGGACCGCGTGCGCTTTGATGGCGGTGTCTGCCCCAACCATGGGCGTGCCCGGTGGCAGGTCTTTCTTCCCGCGCAACCCATGGGCCTTGGGCGTGGACTGGATCTCCTTGAACATATGGCGCACGTGATCAGCCGTGAGTGAGTCGATCTTGTGATGCCCGATTAGTGGGATGATCCAGCCGTCCACAGTGGACTTGTAGGCGGCGTACGACTTGGGGCGGATCTCGGTAGGGGCGATGTCGTCAATCCAGCGACGCAGCCAGCGCTCAAGAGTCAGACTCGCCGTGGGTAAGTCGCCATGCTTACGTAGCTCGGACTTGAGAGCGTCCATCTCATTCAGTGCAGCGCTTTTGTCTTTGCGCCGGATGACCTTCTGCCGGCGCCGCCCATCCACGCCACGTGGCAGCTCGATCCGGACAGTCCAGAAACCGCGGGCGTCTTTGAATAGAGAGCCCTCACCCTTGCCGCGAGTGCTAGCCACGGCCAGCCACCTCACCATGTTCCAGAGCGGCTTTCGCTTCGGTCTTGGTGCGGAACCCGCCGAAGGTCACGGCGCCGCAAGTCTCGCAGCTCGCCGCGTAGCCCTCGTGTTGGCCCTGATCTCCGGATGTTCCGCGCTCGAACGCGACAGCCTTGTGCTTCATTTCGATCCCCTTGCTAGGTGTACTCATTAGTGTACTCATAGATGCGGTTCAATGCGATAGCGCACGGCGTTTTCATACCCCTAGATTCCGCTGGTTTCCGCGTGTTTCCGGGGTTGCTCATGCCTCAATTCTACCCCAGCGTTTCACTCGTAATGAAAAGGTCATCAGTTCGATTCTGATAGGAAGCTCGGGATAAACCCTCTAGAATCCGCGGATTTTGGAGGGTTTCTCGCTGGCATGAGAGCTTCAAAGACGGCTCAGGTGTACTCGGTGGTGTACTCCAAGTGAAAAAGCCCCCATCCTCAGTGCGAGGATGGGGGCTTTTTTGCGTTGTGGTCTATCGCCGCGTGGCCCTGACTGCGGCCGTCACGATCGCCAGCAGATCTTCACCCAGGACCTTACAGCTCAACTCGACGTCGTTGGCCGTGAATGCGGCGCCATAGTTCAGCCGCTTAGAGACGTAGGTCTGTGAGCGGCCGATCATTTCAGCGAGCCGCGTCCCACTCACCCGATGCCGGGCCATGGCAAGCCGTATCTCATCCGAAACGGCGCGTGCGAACGGGCCGGGTTCCGGCTCTTTTCCTGAGGGCATGATCGTCATTGTATGGCTCCTATGGGGCAGAAAACCCCTTGACCAGCAGTTATACCTCATATGCGCTGGACTAGTCCATATGGGGCAAATTAGACCAGCCTGAGCACTACTCGGGAGTAGCCGGATTGTCGTGGTTTAGATTTAGCCATCAAGTTTATATGGGGTAGATTAGCGCACGAATCATGAGCCAAAACAGCACGCAACTGGATGTCGGTTGCGTGCTGTATGGTCTTTGATAAATCGAACAAATATTCTAATGCGGGGGCACTACATGAAGCGTGTGAACATCGAGGCAATGACCGTCTGTGAACTGGGCAATGCAGCCGTAGTGCGTGGGGTTACGCCGTCTGAGCTTCTGGTTGGATGCGAGACTCTGCGCGCTGCATCAGCACCTGAGCGCTAAGCCCCAAGACTTCCGCCACCTTGAAGAATGTTGGCATCGGCATACTGCGCTTGCCGGTCATGTAGCGGTTCAGCGTGGCGCGCTCGATGCCGACAGCCTCAGCCAGGTCCTTCTGATCCATATCCCGCTCGACCAGTTCAACTGCGATCTGCTTTGACAGTGCCGCTTCTAGACGCTCTCCATATGTTTCCATACGGACAACACTAGTGTCCTATCTGCGCGTTTTGCAATAGCGCCGGTAATCCGGTAGTACGCGCGAGTACTCGAATTACAAGTTTGCAATTACTCGCTCTCGTACTTGCAATTGTCCAAACGGACACTTAGAGTGGACGCATGGACAACGACAAGGCCACTGGGGCCGAAACCACAGACGCTGAAATTGCAGACCGCATCAACAACGCTTTGATCGTCCGAGGCGTCAACAAGAAATTGCTAGCCGAGAAGATCGGCCTAAGCTACTCCACCCTACGGCGCAGCCTGGACCAGGAACGTGGCGACCGGCGCAGCCTCACAATCCGAGAGCTGGGCAAGATCGCTGAAGTCCTGGAGGTCCAGCCCGCCATCCTCCTGCCAGCCACGCTGACGGCGGTGGCAGCATGACCGCAGCGAAGCTCTCATACACCATCGAAGAAGCCGCGAAGATGACCGGCTACGGAGTCACAACGATCCGAGAGCATATCGGCAAGGGCAACCTCATCGCCAAGTACGCCAACAAAAAAGGCGTCATCCGGCACTCGGACCTCGAAGCCTGGCTAGACCGGCTCCCAGCAGAAGCACCGCACTAACACCAGCACCACCAGCCGCAGCCCACGCGCCGGCACCCGCACCACCTCGCCCGACTCTAGGGCAATACCCAACCCAAAGTCCGTCGTTCACGGCAAGCCGCAAGGCTCTAAGCAAGGGGACAACTATGCCCGAAAACAGTTTCATGACCGTCAAATCATGGCTTCGTACGGCGGCCGACCGACTGGAGATCTCGCTATCCAGTCGCCAGGCCCACAAGGTGACTCACTCCTATATCGCGATCCTGTCCGATGAGCAGTACGACCGGATGCATGCGGATCCCACGGGAGAAACCGCCGTCCGCAACGTAATGGCGTGGATGACGTCAAGGAGCGCCGCCGCATGATCCCCGACAACACCGTCCGCATCGCCGTCCGCCAAGGCATCAAAACCTCCCGCACCATCCGCGCCGCATCGTCCCTGCGCAAGACAAGCCAGTTCGCCTATACGCCCGAAGAGATGGCGGCGGTACTGGATCAGCAGCGAGTCAAGCGCGCCAATGCAGACATGGCGGCCTACGCGATCCGCAAGCGTTCCAGTGAGTGACCATATCCGCCGTGGTGCGTGCCCATCTACCGGCAAACGCTGCTTCACCACCCGGGACGCGGCCAAGCACAACATGCGCATCAACAATCTGAAGCTGGCCGTATTCAAGTGCGAGTGCGGTTACTTCCACCAGGGCGGCTGGCAGGGGTTGAAGGATCGGGCCGCGCATCGTGGCGAGATCCCATCCGACGCCATGACATTGGCCGACGCAGCGCGCGAGCTCAACGTGTCGCCCGCATTCATCACGCGGCTGATTGAGTCCGGCAAGATCCGCGCAGACAGTGGCATGCCGAACCGGTTTGATATCGAGCGGCTTACGAAAATCACGATTGAAAGCAGGGGGTTATGAGCGTCTGCACATGTACCGGCGGGGCTGTTTGCCGCATCGAGCGAACCGGCAACCTGATCGTGCACCACCCGGTTAGGCCGCGGACGTGACAGCCGCCGCGGTCCTCGAAGATTCCCATGAGGCGTGGGCTGAGGAAGCGCTGAATATCGTCATTGGCCTATCCCACATCCACCACATATTCACAGCGGATGATCTGGGCCGAAATATCCGCAAGCCGCCGCACCCGAACCTGCCCGGCCAAGCATTCAGCCGCGCCCGGTCACTCGGATTAATCGAGGCGGTTGGGTTCCAAACATCCACATCCAAAAGCAGGAAGAACGGCGTGCTGAGAGTTTGGCAGCGCCGCATCAACAAAGGAGCTACATCATGAAATTCAAGACCATCGAACTTATCGCCCGCATTGACGACCTGATTGCCGAGCGCATCAAGAGGGCCGATGACAAGCATGCCGAAGACGTTGCGGCTCACGAGTCATTCCGTGCGCAGTGGCTTGACGATCACGGCCCCGCTTATGTCGAGTTCGCCAACCGGATCAAAGAAAAGATCCGCAAGGGCCGACCGATTGTTCAAGGCGACCTCCCCCAAGGCGTCATTGGCCGCTACCGAGAGTTTGCAACCTTCCAGTCATCCAATCCGCCCAAGCATCAGGCCGCGCAGATTGGCGACCTGACGACACTCAAGGCCGCACTGTCCGCCGTCTCGGATGACTACGTGACCACTACCGGCCTGCGTGAAGTCGGATTCCGGGACATTGCCATGCTGTTTGCTGGCGGCACCAAATGATGCTCAACGGCATATACGTCCTGGCATGGGTCGCGGTCATCGTGGGCGCGGTCTACTGGATCCCCCGCGCTATCCGGCACGACAGGATCATGGCGACCATCGAGGCCCTTGACGATGAAGAACTGGCCGCCGCGCTGGAACTGTATCCGGACCTGTTCACGCGGCGGTGGGCATGAGCGCCGAGGTCCGCGCCGTATATGTCGCCTACTGCGCGGCGTGTGCGGATGGTGATGGGCCCCATGACTACGAGTCCGAAGCCGAGGACTGGGCCGAGAACCACGACGCCGAAAATCACAACGGGCCAGACCGCTTTGAGAACGATGCAGACAGCTACCGAAAAGGTGAATCATGAGACCCGCACAACACGCCCGCCAATGGACCCGCATCCGCCGACTTGCTGACCGACTCCCGCGCATCATGCCGGGCCGTCACCATCCGATCTGGGGCTCGTGATGGCGCGGGGCCGATTGACCGTGGAGGATATCGAGTTCGGCAAGGCGCTGGCTGACCGGCTCGGACTGCGGCATAACGACACTATCCGCGAGTGGTCCGCCGAGAGTTCCGGCGACACGGTATGGGTCACCATGCAGACCATCAAGGCCATCCCGCTGGACGAATTCAACGAACTGCGCAGAGTCGCCTCTGAGCGCGCTGAGGGGAAGTCATGATCCGCTGGTTCAAACGCCGCCGACCGACACCACCCGCACTGCCCACGCTCGCCATTGAGGACCTCATCATCCTGCGCTGGGCCGGGCTCACACTGGCCAAGTGGGACGCAATGCCCATACTCGCCAAGATCGACGTCCGCGAAGGATTCCACAAAGCAAGGGGGATGGGATGAGCGCCAGTGACGAACTTTTCCAGTTGATGCTGGGACGCGCCACAACGAAGGCCGTAGAGCGGATCCTCGATGCAGGATACCGCAAGCCCCGCACCATCAACTCGGCAGATGAGTTGCTTTCACTTCCAGAGTCGTCCGTCGTCCTCGACTATGAGGGGGATGTTAGCCAGAAACGTGGTGGTCTGTGGTGCGGTTACGAGACGGCCCCGATAAACAGCAACAAGCTGGCGCGCATGGCCGGACCAGTCACCGTCCTTTGGGAGCCCCAGCCATGAGCACAGGGGTTGATTGCCAATGCGGCCACGAAGGGACAATCCACTTCCAAGATGGGTGCTTATCCAAGGCAGGCGGAGGTTACTTCTGCGAATGCATGGAGTTCGAGCCCGCCACACTCCACGCCCCCACTACCCCGAAGGAAAACCAATGAGCGAGAACACCGAATTTGAAGTCCACCACCTTGGCGAAGACGGCGAAGACTGGCTGGTCACTGGAACCACCAAGGAAACGCCTGACTCAGCTATCCATGTGGCTGTTGCGAAGGAGGTCCTAGACGTTCTCGGAATCGACAAGGACACCCTTGATCTCATCGGATCGCTGCCGGAGCTGGCTTGCCTAACCTTCCGCCCGGACTGGGGATATGAGCCAATCGACCCGCGACAGCCTGACGATGAGTGTTACCTCGTGCACGGCGACAAAGTCCCGGAAGGTACCGAGAAGTTCGCCGGGACGCGGGTGTTCCTGTGACCGCCCCGGACCCGCGACTGGGTGAGATCGAGGGGCGTTTGGGTGCGGCAACACCCGGACCGTGGGACTTTGCCGGGAATGAGATCGACAACATCCCGGATTACGCCAGCGCCAACCCTGTCCCATGGGCGCAGGTGATGGAGTGCGAAGTTAGCTGCATGTCCTACTGCTACGGCGGTTCCATCAATATGACGATCAGCGAAGGGAACCGGGAGTTCATCTCTCACTCCCCTGCTGATGTCGCGTACCTCCTTGCCGAGCTGCGGAAACGGGACGACGCGCTGGCGAAGGTGGAGGGTGTGGCTGCTGACCTTGCAGAGCGCGGCGGTGCCATCGACGCGAAGGGCCACAACGGATCCATCAACGGCTATAGGCATGAAGGTCGGGGCGTCGGCTACCAAGAAGGCTCACGGCTGATACGCGCCGCTGTGACTGCTGCGATGGGGGACGAAGATGCCTAGAGTTCTGAAAACCAGCTGCCCTCAGGGGCACGCCTACGACGAAGAGAACACCTACGTCTCACCCAAAGGCATTAGGGGCTGCATCGCATGCCGACGTGAGTCAAAGCGCAAATTTATCGAGCGGAAGACAGGGAATCTTCCCACCCCTATCCCACCCTACGAGGATCGGTTCAGAGAGAGGATGCAGCCGACGTCTACCGGATGCATCCTATGGACGGGTCACCTCAATTGGAACGGATATGGGCGCGTCACATATAAAGGCCGGCTGGCTGGTGCTCACAGGGTGGCGTACGAGATCTTCAAGGGCCCAATCCCGGATGGCCTGCAATTGGACCACCTCTGCCGCGTTCGGAATTGCGTCAATCCAGAGCACCTAGAGCCAGTCACGCCGAGCGAGAACACCCTTAGGGGCTACCGCGCCCGCGCTGAGTATAAAACATCGGGGGGTGGGGAATGAGCGGGTGGAGGATCCTGTGCTGGATCACCGGACACGACTGGAAAACCCACGTGGAATGGGGCGTCTCATACCTCCAGACCTGCAAGTTCTGTGATGCCCAAAGGAGTATGCCATGACCGCCAAGACCATGGCCGAGGTAATCGCCTGCCACCGGATCGACGTCGTGCTTTATGACGGGGAAGGTCAAGAGCACGTCTGCATCTGCGGAGATCGGGGACGTAGCCACCCATCGCACATCGCCGCCGCGCTCACTGCTGCGGGGTTTGGGTTGGTGGCCGATGCGAAAGGTGAGGCGTGGGACGAGGGCATGGCTACGGGGCTTGAGGATGCTCACGCAACATGGTCGCCCACCCCTAACCCCTACCGTGCTGCGGCCGTGAGGGGCAAAGGGTGAGCGGCTGGGCAACTTCCGGGACTCGCCTCGTTGCCAGCATCCTGAGGCGCCGAAGACTCCGCTGCGCACGGGAGCGGCGCCACACCATCGGGCACTGCCTCAATTGCGGGGTGCACCAGTGATCTGCGAGGTATGCGACATGGACCACGCGAAAGGCTGGCCCGACCTGTCACACGGCATAATCCGGGTCATGCAGCACCAGCAAGAACGCGTGGACTGGATGGACTTCCCCATAAGCGGCGACCAGATCGCACGGCAGCGCGCAGGGATCAACGGGCCCAGCCTCCTGCACTCCGTCTACTGGGACGAGGAAGGCGATGCCTAATGGACCACGACGCACGAAAAGAAAACTGGTCACGCGGCAACAATAAGCAGCCCGGATGCAGCTGCCCACCATGGCGATATTCACCGCAACACCCGCGACCTACTAACCCAGACTGCGAGCAGCACGGCAGCCACCACGACGGAGCCTAAACGGGCTCCTTTTTTTATGCACAGATTGGGGACACATGAGCTTGGAAATATTCAACTTCGAACAAGGAACGCCGGAGTGGTTCGCCGCCAGATGTGGCGTCGTTACGGCATCCGTCGCCGGCCAATTCGTTTCATCACGCCAGCCAACAGCCATCGAGTCAGACTGTCCCGAGTGTGGGGCATCCGCGGCCAGCCCGTGTATTGGCAAGCGGTCACCTGAGCCGATCAAAACGCTGCACCCGGCACGCGCATCAGCAGCCCGCGACATGCCGCGAAGGATCACCGCCGACATTGACGGCGACGTAGCAAGGGGGCTAGTGACCCTATTGGTATCCGAGCGCATCACGGGGCTAGTCGAAGAAACCCCTACGAGTCAGGCAATGCTCAGGGGCCAGCTTGACGAGCCGTACGCCAGAGACGCATACGGAGAGCACCACGCGCCCGTCGATCAAGTCGGGTTCATGGTCCGTTCCGATTGGGGCTATCGGATTGGCTACTCTCCCGATGGCTTGGTGGGCGATGACGGGTTGATTGAGATCAAGTCACGCGCCCCGAAGAAACATGTTGCCACGATCCTGGCCGATGAAGTGCCCGCCGAGAATATGGCCCAGTGTCAGGCCGGGCTTCTCGTATCCGGCCGCGAATGGCTGGACTACGTGAGCTTTTGCGGAGGGCTGCCACTGTGGACGAAGCGCGTATTTCCAGACGAGCGATGGCAGTTCGCCATCATCGAAGCCGTTCAAATCTTCGAGGAAAACGCGGCATCCATGATCGGCCGCTATGAGTCGGCCGTCAAAGGCCTGCCACTCACCGAACGCATCGACCACTTCGCAGAAATGGAGATTTTCTGATGGACATGACCGAGAGCATTACCCCAAAGTCCGACCAGCTCAATGCGGACGATCTAATCAGCGGGCCCGTGACTGTGACCGTCGCGGAAGTCGTCAAGGGCAATCCCGAGCAGCCCGTAGACGTGCGCCTGGTTGAGTTCCCCGGCCGCGCTTACCGCCCGTCTAAGAGCATGCGCCGGATCATGGTCAGTGCGTGGGGCAAGGAAGCATCTGCCTATGCGGGCCATCGGCTGACCTTGTTCCGGAACCCTGAAATCACGTTCGGCCGCGACAAGGTGGGTGGCATTGAGATAAGCCATCTGAGCCACATCGACAAGCCGCTGACCGTGGCGCTCACTGCAACCCGCGGCAAGCGTAAGAACTTCACCGTCCAGCCCCTCCCCGACGCCGCACCATCCACCCCCACAATCCCCGCCGACGTCGTAGCTCAGACTCAGCGCGCGATCACCGAGGGCAAGACCGCCGAATACCTCGCATGGCTGACCGGGCAGAACGCGCCAAGTCACATCCTCGAATACGTACAAGCAGCAAAGGAATCGCAAGCATGAGCAAGATTATCCGACTCGAATCGACCAACTACAAAAGGCTCAAAGCCGTGGAGATCGCCCCGGACCCGGACGGCAACCTTGTTATCGTCGCGGGCAAGAACGGGCAGGGTAAGACGTCCATCCTCGATAGCATCACCGCGGCCCTTGGTGGAGTGAATGCCAAGACCACGCCGAAGCCGATTCGGGATGGTGAGGACCGCGCAGAGATCGTCCTCGAAACTGAGGATCTGATCGTCACCCGCAAATTCACCGCCTCCGGATCGACGCTCACGGTGAAGTCTCATGATGGCGCCGTGTACTCCAAGGGGCAGGCCAAGCTTGACGACCTACTCGGCAAGCTATCCCTTGACCCGCTGGCATTCACTCAGTTGTCCGACCGCGACCAGCTCGCCACGCTGCTGGATCTCGTTGACCTGCCGTTCGACATTGACGAGCTGGCAGCCGAGCGCAAGGAATTGTTCGACCGGCGCACTGACGCCAACCGCCGCGTCAAGGAACTGGCAGCCCGTGCATCCGAGTTCACCGGCTCGCTGGCTGACCTGCCCAAGGAAGAAGTCAGCGTATCCGCGCTCATTACTGCCTACCGCGACGGACAGTCGCTCAATCACAACATCGACGTAGCCCGAACGGCTCGCGACGGATGGGCGGAAAAGGTGGAGCGCGTCAAGCGCGAGCTTGTGGACGCCGAGCGACAGCTTGCCGACGCAATAGACCGCGCCGATTCAGCACCGCCCAAAGTAGACATTGACGCGATCCAGGCTCAGATCGACGGCGCCGAAGATGTCAACGCCGCCATCCGCCACCACAAGACTGGCATGGATGTCCACGCAAGCCTTGATGCTGCCAAGCACGAAGCCGCTGAACTCACGGACGCGCTGACAGAGATCGACTATCAGAAAGCGGGCGGACTCGCCGCCGCCGTCTTCCCAATCGAAGGACTCGGCTTTGACGATTCGGGCGTGACCTATCAGGGCGTGCCGTTCAAGCAGGCATCCGGCGCCGAGCAGTTGCGCGTCTCGCTGGCTATGGCAATCGCGCTGAATCCGAAGCTGCGGGTAATCCGTATCGCGGACGGCTCGCTGCTGGACTCGGACAACCTCGCGCTTGTGGAGGAAGTTGCCAAGTCCAACGATTTCCAAGTCTGGATAGAAATGGTGGGCGACGGAGATGGCCGCGGGATTGTTATCGAGGACGGGGCGGTGCGCGCGTAATGGCCGAAATCATATTCACCGGCAACCTTGGCGCTGACAGCGAGATTCGCTATACAGTCAGCGGCTCCCCGGTCCTGAACTTTCGCGCCGCCGATACCAAGTCCAAAAAGGACGGCAATGGCGGATGGGAGAAAGTTACCGAACAATGGTTCCGCGTCGAGCTCTGGGGATCCACTGCCGAGTTCCTGGCAGACCATCTCAAGTCCGGCGTCCGAGTCAAGGTCTACGGCCAGTTCTACAAGCGCGACTACGACGGCACCAACGGCCCCGGCGTATCGCTTGATGTCAAGGCATCGGCCATTGAAATCCTCACCAGCAACAAGGATCGGCAAAAGCTGGCCGGTTCTAGTCAACCCGCCAATGACTGGAACGCGACCCAGCCGGCTTCTAGTCCGCAAGCATCCGATCCGTGGGCCGCGCCGCAAGCATCCAATGCGGGCGGCTGGCCACCTGCCGACAATTCCGCACCGTTCTAAGGAGATCTGAAAATGCCTATCGAATTCAAGGAGTGGCCCAAGACGCCGCGCCTACTCCGCAACATCGTCATCACCGAGAAGATTGACGGCACCAATGCTGCTATTGGCATAGTGCCGGTTGACAACGAGATTGACGACCCGTGCATCATCGACCACGTTAGGCTCCACGGCCAGCGCTACGGCGTCTATGCGCAGTCCAGAACGCGACTCATCACTCCGGGCAAGCAGACAGATAACTACGGGTTTGCCGGATGGGTTCAGGCCAACTCGGGCGAACTCGTGGAACTGCTTGGCGAGGGTCTGCATTACGGCGAGTGGTGGGGAAACGGAATCCAGCGCAAGTACGGCATGGCCGAGAAGTGGTTCTCACTCTTCAACACCGCCCGGCACTCGGATCTAGAGACGGACATCAACCTGTCAGTCGTCCCGGTGCTTTATCAGGGCCCGAACGACACGGCGGCAATCGCGGGGGCGCTGGAGCTGTTGCGCGCGAACGGCTCAGTTGCGGCTCCTGGCTTCATGAATCCTGAGGGGATCTGCATCTACCATGCCGCATCCCGCCAAGTCTCCAAGGTCACGCTCGACAAGGACGACGCCGGTAAATGGGAAGCTGCCTAGTCAAATAGCACACCCGCACTAAATCCCACGCCGCCACATAGGCGGTTTTTTTATGCCAACTTTCGCGGCGCTCGGCACATGTCGGGCGCCGCTTGCATACCCAAAGGAAACCATGACCATCACCGAACTTGCCCCGCACATCCAGGCCCGCAATTCCGCCGCCGTGACCGTTTACACCAAGCCCAACTGCGTGCAATGCACGCGCACATTCCGAATGCTGGACCGCGCCGAGATCGTATACACCGCCGTGAACGTGACCGAAGATCAGACCGGGCTCGACTACATCAAGGGTCTGGACTACTCATCGGCGCCCGTCGTTTTCGTGTCCACCATCGAAGGCGACGTGCATTGGGGCGGATTCCGGCCTGACCTGATCGAGCGCCACATTACGCATGTTGATGCTGCATGAAGCCGCTGAAGGTGCACGAGAGCACCAACTACCACCCGCACGCGCTGTCCAGATTCAATTCAGACACCACTGAGCATCAGATGGAGATCCTGCTAGATCAGGGACTCTATCGGCACCTGCGATTCAAGAAGCCCGGCACTGGCATGTACTACTTCGACCTCATCACCAGCCCAGGCCTACTGACTATCCGGGCCGACATGGGCACCTACGTATTTTCCCGAGTGGAGGACATGTTCGAGTTCTTCACCGGCAACGGATATGTCAACGCTGGATATTGGGGTGAGAAGCTACAGGCCACCGACAGCGCCGGATATCGCCAGCATGACGAGGATCTGTTCAAGAAGTGGCTCATTCAATACTTCTGGGAAAACCGCGATCAGTATGAGCTGGAGGACGCCCGCTCGATCTGGGAGGCGATCCGACGAGACATTCTTAGCGACTACGAATGGCGCGGATCCAGCGAGGCGTGCAGATCCCTCATCGATTCATTCCGAGAGTGCGGGTTCGAGTTCGGTGAATCGTGGGAACTCAACTGGGATGACTACACCTTCCACTACCTGTGGTGCTGCCACGCGATACTGGCCGGCATCCGCGACTACCGGGCATACAAGGCGGCGGACGATGCCGCTTAGTCCCTGTGCCCGCGGCTGCTGCTGGACGCCGTGGGACGCATGCGCACTATCCGGGACATGCGGCTGCCACTGGGGCGACTGGCTCAAGGTGGACGCGCCAAAAACTGGGGCCGTGGTGACCCATCGAGACCCCACCGCAAATGAAGCAATCGGCAACGTAATGAAAGGAGGTAAGGCGCGATGACCGCCTACACCCACAACAGCAAGCGCGCCCACCTTGACGCGCTCCGGATTCGCCAGCAGATCGCAGCGGCCGAGCTTGAGCGGGAAGAGGCCGAGCTGGCGACACTGCTGGATGCTGAGCGCGGCCTACGACAGATCCAACTCAGGCGCCGCAACGTCGCCAAGGACCTCCAGCAAGCCCGCGAACGGACCACCACGGCGCGGGGACAGTTGGTGCTGCCACCGGTTGTGCACGGCGGGCGTGAGGGGCTAGAAGCGGCGGCTAGGGAAGCTGCCGGATGGTGGACCAGGAAGAGGGCGGCGTGATGGAGCAGATCGCCGGGCAGGTGGACATATTTGCCGAACTCGGGGAATCCGCGCCCGTGCCACCATTCACCGTGTTCACCTGCGTTTGGGCGTCGAGCCGGACATGCGGATGGTGCGACGGCAAGGGACTTGACGGCGGCGGGGCGTGCCGGAATCCGAAGAACGACAAGGAGTCATTCTTCTACGACTATTGCCGCCCATGCCGCGAAAAATACGGGTACCCGAAAGTCACCGCCGATGGATTCCCACTGATTATCGACCGGACCATGAAGCCGCGCCCCGGTGGAACGCTGCCACCATACGAACCACTACCCGATTAGGAAAGGAGAAGCTAAATGGCCGAGCCCGAAGAGAAGGATCGGCGGCTTTGGGCGAAGCTCGATGTGGACTACTTCGACAACCCTAAGATCGATGAGCTATCCGACTCCGCGCAACTACTCCACGTCGGCCTAATCCTGAAGGCCAAGAAGCAGCAGAAGGGCGGAGTGCTGTCATCCAGGCTATGCAAGGCGCGTGGTGATGCGGCGTTACGGGAACTCATTGACGGCAACCTGATCCACAAGATAGACGCCCGAAGCTACCAGTTGCATGACTACGTGAAGCACCAGACGGACAACGTTGAACTATCGAAAACACGGTCCGAAGTTGGCCGTTTCGGTGCGCACAAGACCAACCATGAAAAGCGCTTCAAATACGTCGATACTTGCGAGCACTGCCAAAATGCCGCCGTAGCTGGTGAAAGTTGGCTGAAGCACGCGGAACTAGCCGCCTAACCTACCCAAAACCAGAGCGGCAAAAGCGGCAAAACGAGCGGCAATTGCCGCCAATTAGCCGCGGCAAAAACCCCGGCAACAGAGCGGCAGAGTTAAGAGACCTACTTACGTAGGTCCCGAATCTCGCCTTTTTCAGTACTCATCTTTTAGAGAAGTGATGAAAAAAGTTTCCAACCAAACATCACCTACTTAAACGCGAGGCTGAGCAATTTTTGGCTGAAAGGAATTTCCATTGACCGAATGCCCATACGGAGAGTGCCCACGCGGTGGTGGCGACTGGTGCGACTGCTGGATGCCGGAACAGATCCGGCCCACGTACCCACCGGAACCGTGCGAAGCCTGTTGGTACTGGTCCGGAGCGATGAAGGTGTGCGATCGATGCTGCGAGGGTCACACGGACCGCCAGTGGAAGAACCTGATGCTTGGGCCCGCATGGGACGGGCGTCAGATGATCCACAAGGGAGGCAAGCCATGACCATCACGGATCAGCAGGGACGGGCCATCGCATACCTGCTCCACGAGATCCGACCGGACTGGGGCATCGCATCGCTGATGTCACTGATCGACAAGCACCGCGACGCCGTAGAGCTTGGGCCACTGATCATCGCCGCGACAACCAAGGCCATGGAGCCGAGCTGCCTAACTCCGGCGCCGATCTTCCATCCAGGCGCACACTGGCCGGCCAAAGCTAAAGCGCAACTGCCGAAGCCGGAACCGTGCCAGTGGCACATAGGCGAGAAAGCCCACAACTGCCGATGTTGTGCGGCAGACCGAAAAGCAGAAGCACCACTCGAAGCCGTCCCAACCGGGGCGGCTTC